GGCGCTTGGGCCTCGCGGCCCAAAGGGTTCACTTTTGGACCTATTTCATTAATTTTAGTGAAAGAATGCTATGATCTCTCATTTAATTCCTTAATCTCAAAAAGCCCAGTCAACTCTTTTCCAAGAATGACTTCGGCTGATGCCTTATCAGCTACTTTTAATACAATTGTTGGCCCAGATTTATTCTTGAGTATTCCATCTTCGGAAGCTTTTGAAACTTCTTCCAACTTTTGTTGATTAAGTATTAATGCATTTTCTTTCCTGAACTCTTTTAAAACGGAATGACTAACACGGCTTCATGCCCTAAACATTCTAGCTTGAAAAGGGAGTTTGGTATTCGGTAAACGAATATCCCCTTTTAAAGTATAAAATGATAGACTGGCCACTGCTTTGGCATTATGAACTTTTAAATATAATCCTAACGCTTTATCAAAAGTTTTGATAAATTGCGGAAACCTAAATAAATCATAGGTTTTACTTAATCTTTCCATAATAGAATTGATTATAGTAAAGGATGTAGTTCTATATGCTGTCAAAAAATGATTAGGAGTCCAGTTATTAAATGAATCTTTTATACGATTCCCCTCAAAATCTGAAGTTGATCATGTTTTAGGATTTAATGAAATCCCTTTGACTATAACAGTCAAATCAAAATTGTTAAAATTTTGTAACATTTTTCAAACTTCTTTTTTTAAAGGTGTAATAACTTTCTTCATAAACAAATCTAAATGTAATTTATCAAAATCGACTAGTTTATTACCTCGGCGGAGTCTTAATACATCGCTATTAAAATCAGATTTTAAGATTAAACTTAAATAAACTAATTGTAATGCATGATTAAGTTTCTTGAAAGACTTACGTCTAGCAAGATATCCGAAACCGAGACAATGAGCTTGCCGATAGAATGATAAATTTCATTTTTTAACAAAAGCTGATCATGAAGCCAAATCACTTAAACTACTTTGTAATTCCTTTAGTGATAAAGGAGAGCAATTTACTCCATCAATAAAAGTTGATTTAGCAAATTCCAATCCTAATCCCTTAGGTGAAAGTATGGATTTATGTAATCCACATTCCACTCCAAGTTCTTCCAGAATCTTTAAGTAAGCTTTTGTAACTTTGGTATTCCCAATTACTAAATCATCACCTAAAACTGCATAAGTTTTAAATAATGATGTTTGAGGGAAACCAGCGTCTCAAGCTGCCATTTGCACTATAAAATGATGAGTTAGAGCCAACATAGCTCAAGATGATAACGCACCCATTGGTTGCCCAACGGCATATTTTATAGAGGTCAATCTATGACCTTCTTTATAAAACTTACCGTATTGCTCTGAATGGGGAATGTGATATCATCTATTAGTTAATAAGGCTGCCCATTTTTGACCGAAATTCGGTATTTCTTGTATAAGTAAGTCTAAAAGACGAGCTTGTACGGAAACCGGTAATCGATCAGTTGCGGCAGACAAATCTAATGAGTATAATGGTTTGTTATAACGCCGACTATAGTTTAGTAACCTATAGACCGGTTTCAATTGATTGAAAGTCCCGTCCATAGGTACATTTCTCAAAATTGAGAATAAATACTTATGAAGAGGAGCTAACAATCATTGAGTTATAACATCCACTAACGCAAAGACTCTAACTTTACCAGCTGCCTCTTCTTTAAAAGCAAAGCGACCCAGATTCGGATCATCATCTTTTTTTATATCCTTTAGTTGTTTAAATAAAAATCAGAGATTTTTAAAATAAGAGTTAGAAAACTCTTCAACTATCGGAAGTAAAGACGCGCTTGATTTACCAAATCAAACAGCGACAGATTCTAATACCGAAACTGGATTACTTGATCAGTTCATTTTAAATCTGAGGTCTTGAAAGGCCTCAGGAACTGCTCTTATTAAAGAAGTCTGTGGAGAGGATCTAAAGATAGAAAAGAACTTAGCTTTTTGTTCTAAATAGAATCTAGGTATTAAATACTTAGTTTTATCTTTGATAAAAAGTTGAAGAAACTTTTGCATCTTTGACTCAAACCGACCAATATTAAAATATTTACCAGGATCATAGATAGTATTCAATTTAGGTTTCCCTAAAAGGGGTACAACTCTATACATAGAAAATACAGTTAAATAAAATCTTATTAATACTGTATATCCCATGTTACGATTCTTAATAAATATTCTATGGTTGGCCGGAATCAGACGAGGCAACCCGACCTTGGTCCTAGAGATTCTAGCGCCAAGATCGATGCAATCTATATGACAATGACCAGAGGCGGCTTGTTGAAGAGCAACTGAAGAGGCTTTAAGGTAAAGAATAAAACCTTTTTTACCTTGAGTCTCTCGGATCCTCTTAACCTTTCGCATTAAAAGAGTCAGTTTTTTGATAAAACTTAATGAAATAGATCCCCCGATAATTAACTTACATTTTATAAATAAG